CGCCCGCGTCGAAACCCACACCCCCAACACCGTCTTATTCACCCCGCTGTAATCCCCCACCGCCGCCATATCCTGGTGCCCCGCCGTACTATCCTCGATATACGTCGTATCCCCATCCGGAACCAGATCATCCACCAACAAATAATTATCCACGCTGTCCCCATCGCTCCCCAGCCACTCGCTCACATCCCCATTCCCATCCGCCCTCAACAGCAGCACCCGCCCATCCCCACACCATGTTGCATCGTCAATCGCCAGGTCATCCAAATAATACCCCATCGAAGACCCCGCCATAAACCGGTAATTATTCACACTCCGCGTACTCCCATTCAACGTATCCCCCGTAAAACTCCCAGCAGCCACCCCATTAATCCGAAACTCAAACACCCCCGTCGCCCCATCCCGCACAAAATGGAACTCCACCACCACCCACTCACTCTTCCTGACCGCCCGCGTCGCCGTCAACTTCACCACCGCCGACCCATTATCCCCACCGCCGAAGCCGTCAGCAGCCCACTCGAAGAATCAAAATTCACAGTAATACAATTATTCCCCACATCCCGATACTGCAAAATCGTCCCAGCCGCCCCCGCCATTGCATGATAAAAACCAAACCGGTGATACAACTCCGCATACGTCCCCCCCAACTCCTTCTCCCCCCCACTCCCCACCGCAATCGCATAACTATGATCCCCGCTCCGCACCACCGAGTTCTCAACCGTCACCGAACTCACCACACTCCAAAACGCCAGATCCCCCCACTCCGCCCCATCACAATGCTCAACCAACTTCGCCATCGTCCTCTTCCTCTCTCCTACTCCAAGAAACTCTTCGTGCCCTTTGTGTCTTTGTGGTTAACCTCTTACCTTCTCTCTCCTACTCCAAGAAACCCTCCGTGCGCCCTGCGCCTCCGTGGTCAACCTTCCTCAAATCATCCCCACCAAACGCCGCATTCAACATCTCCACCGTCGCCAACATCCCCTCCCAGTCAGGCCCATCCCCTGCCTCCTTAACCTCACCCTCAAACCTCAACAAAAAATCCTCCACCTTGCGCCGCTCATCCTTCTTCACCCACACATTAAACAACGTCGCCGTCATCAACGCACTCCGCCAATCCGCCCGCGCCTCGCCTCGCGGCTCCAACCGGTAAAATGCCATCCACTCGCCGAGCAAACGGCTGCCCATCCCCTCGGCGAGTGCATCCACATCCCAAATCCCCAACCTCTCCGCTAACTCGAAAAGGAACTTCCGGTAGGGCCGCTCACGGAGTTTTTTTCCAGCTCCTCCATATCCTCATTGCTGATCCCGCTCAAACGCTGGGCAACCTCAAACACCCGCTGCAGCGCCGCAGCGCTCATCTCACCCAAGATACCCGCCTCATCATCCCCAAACAACCGCTTACCATCCTCATCGCACAGCGCAAACACCGCCAGGCGCGCCCTCACATTCGCCAGGTTATGCCCCTGCACCTTCCCCTTTCGGTCCAACTTCACCATCGAAGCCTCAAACGCATCCCGCTCCGCCGCGCTTAACTCCTTCACAAACACAGAACCGCCCCACTCCGGCACATCAACCTCCTCCATCCGTCGCTTCTGTCGCGCCTCCGCCAAAATCTTCTCACGTGTCAAAGCCATAATCATTCCTCCATTCAAACCTTTCCCTCTCCCCTCTCCCTGTTTGGGAGATGGGCCGGGGGTCAGGGCTTACGCCAAAGTCGGCTTCCCGGTAATATCCAGCGTCACATCCGCCTCCAAAGCCCCATCCACCGGCTCATTCGGCTTAAACTGCGTCACCAGCGCCGCAAACGTCCACGTCGTTGCCCCCGTATCCGGAAACACCAACTTAAAATTGCGTTTCGTCCGATTTACCATATCCTTAATCAACCCCGTCGAAAATGAATGCGTAGCCGTAGTCGGAATAAAATTCACCTTAAAAGCCACCTGCCCCCCCTCCAACAGCGTCCCAATCTTCTCCTTCCAACCATCCGTACTACTATGATTCGTCACATCCGCCGTATTCAACTTCAAATCCGGCCCCCCAATATCCTTCACCTCCCCAATCGTCGTAAAACCCTCCGTCGGCGTCGCCCCATCCCCCAACTTCAACAAAGTCCCAAAACCAGAAATCGCACCACTAGGCATAGTTCCTCTCCTTTCCTAATCTCACGGCAGCTTCACCACGCCCAACTTAACATCCGCGTGGCTCACTTCCAAATAAACCTTACCATCCGTCTGCACCCACCCCGTCAACTCAAACGGCCCAAACACCGCATACTCACCCGCCCCAATCGAATACGCACTAATATCCTTCGTCCGCCCATACGGATCCGGCGAACTCGTCACCGTAATCGTCTGCGCGCTCCCATTCGTATTATGCGCAATCACCACCTCATCCCCCGTCGCCGCAAACTGATTCTTATTCGCCACATCCCCGGCCGCCATCGTCAAATCAGCCGAGTTCGCCACGCTGTAATCCCCATAACTCCCCAGCGCAGTCGTCTTCACCAAACTAGTCCTTGCCATACATCCTCCTTACGAATAGATCTCCCTCGCCCTTCAACATACGGCGGCTAAGAGTTAATTCACCGGGTTACCCCAGCGATCATACACCTGAATCCTCCTGGCCTGCTTCGGCTCAGGCGCCGGCGCATGCCTCGCAGCATAATGCGCCAACATCGCCTCCTCCCCCTCCAACGTATCCCACGCACAATACCTGCACTGCCACTGCCTCAAACCATTCCATTCACCAACCACAAAAACACCAACCTCCCCATCCCGATCCATACCATCCTCATCTCCCATCATCTCTCCTCCTCCCCCCTCCATGTTCATCCGTGTTCCATACCCTCCCCCCCATCCGTGTTCATCTGTGTTCATCCGTGTTCCATACCCTCCCCCCATCACTCCCAAAACACCACATCCACCGTCATCCGATACCGATTCAACTCCGGCGGCTCTGGCGCATCATACGGCCCACTCACCATCGCCGGATCCCGCCGCCCCTCCCGCCAATCCCCAACCGCATCCAAAAACGCCACCGCCACCGCCTCCACCTCCAAATACGACCCCGCATAAAAATCAAACTGATACCTCGGCCTCGCCACCTCACCCCCCTGCTGCGTCATCCCCACCGGCGCATCCACCCGCAAATACGTCCCCGCCGGCAGCCCAATCCCCTGCGGCAGCCGCACCGGAAACAACCGCGTCCCAATCAACCCCACCAGGCCCGGATGATTATGCAAAAAAGTCACCAGATCCACCGTAATCATTCAGCCGCCTCAATCTGCTGCCGCAGCGCCGCCCCCATCGCCCCCCGCGCCGCATCCTCATTCTCATCCAACGCCGGCCGCAAATACGGATGCGCCGGAATCGTCACACTCCGCCTCAACGCAAACTGCGCCTCCCCAGCCTCATCCACCAACACCCCATCCAACCCACGAAACACCGGCCTCAGCTCACCCCCAAAACTCCTCGGAGAAACCGCCGCCTCAGCCGCCTTCGTCAGCGGAATCGCCAGATACTGCCCATTCACCGGCGTAATCACCCCCCCAAACTCCTGAATCGCCGCATACTCCACATCCGTCCCCACCACCGCCTCCGCATACGCCTCCCTCGCAACCGCCAACTCCGCATGAATAGACCGGCTCAGCGTCCGCGTCCTCACCGGCGCCCTCAACTTCGCCGCATTCTGCACCGGCAGCGCCCCCGCCATCACCGCCCGCCCCAGCATCTCACCCCTCGCCGCAGCCCCCACCGCCTCCAGCGCCGCCATCAACTCCGGCATCCCAGTCACCGTCACCTTAATTCCATCAGCCATCAATCACCTCGCACACCAACCGCGTCATCACCTGGTTCCCATCCGTCTCCGCCAACAAAATATCATACGCCTGGCCATCCACCACAACCCGCATCCGCGCCGTCACATCCGGGTACGCCCCCGTCAACAAAATCACATGCGTACTCTGCGCCACCACCTGGTTCACACTCCGTCGCTCATTCCCCCCCGCCGGCGCAACCCGGCACCCAATCGCCTCATGCCCTACCAACGCACTCCAACTCGTCACCGGCTGCCCCGCCGCATCCTGCCCCTCCGGATTCGGCCTCTCCTGAATCTGCGCCACATCCGGAAAAAAACTCCCCAAACTCGCAAACAACCTGCTGTGTATCGGAAATACCATCTCTCTATTCCTCCCCCCCTCTCCCTTTATGGGAGAGGGGCCGGGGGTGAGGGCAGACTACCATTTACTGATCCCTCAACGCATCATTCCACACAATCTCCCGCTCCGCAAACGGCGTCACCCCCCACTCCGCAATATCGAACGCCCCGCCATCCTCCGCCGCCTCCGCCTCCGCAGCCTGGCTGCGCAGCTTCCCCGCCCGCTCCAACAGCGCCTGGCTCACCGCCCGCCCATCCGTACTCAAATCCAACACCCGCATCACCTTCAACACCATCGCCTGGTCGCTCGCCATCGTCTCCAGCGCCATCGCCGTCGCCCGCCGCACCCCCGCCTCCATCGCCAAAAACGTATCAACCTCCTCATCGCTGAAGAAAAAACTCGCCTCACTCCGGTCCGGAATCAACAACCGCACCTGCCCTCGCTCAGTTGTCGGATCATACGTAAACGCCATACTCACTCCTTCTTCCCTCCCCATCCCCATCCCCCCTCTCCGTTCACGGAGAGGGGGTTAGGGGGTGAGGTAAAGTGGTTAGATCAACTATGACCCGCTCCCATTACTGCCCACAGTCATCTTCGGATCAATCGCGCTCCCCCCAAACACATGCCGCACCTTATACTCGATGCTATCCGTCACGAAATCGCCGTTCATCGCATCCTGGCCGCCCCCCACCCGGGTCGCATTCGGCGTCTTGATAAAAATCTCCGGCTCAGTGTGCCCGCGCAGCAACGCCATCCGAAACGCCGGCCGCTCAGCCTTGGCATGCACAAACCAGCTCGTATTCCCATTCGCACTGCTCGCCACAATCGGAATATACGGATTCACCACCAGGCTCAGCCGGTTCCGCATCCAATTCTCCGTCAACACCTGCTGCTGCGCAGTCCCTGCCGAAACATTCGGATCCAAGATCAACTGCGTCGCATTCAAAATATTCCGCGCCGTAATCTCCAGCGCCGGCGGCACCTCCAGCACCATCCCATCGATAAAAATCGGCTCCCCATCGCTATCCAGCATCGCCGCCAAAACCTGCATCGCCGTCTGCAAACCCGTAATACTCAACGCCGGGTTGCTCGTCACAATGTTCGCGTTCCCACCGGTATACACACTCGCATGCGGCCCGCTCGCATCCACGTGCAACTGAGTCGCAAACTTATCCTCGCTGCGCCGGGCCGCCCGCCCAAACCGCGCCGGAGTATCCTTCAGCGCATCCAGGTCATCGTTAATAATCGCCTCCCACGAAAACGCCATCCGCCGCCCATACTTCTTCACCGCATAGCTGTACCGGCCCTCGGTCAGCGCTGCACCCGGATACTCCGCCAGCTCAACCACCTCCTCCAGCACAGCCTCGCCCCCGCTCACATACAAATCGCGCACCGACCGGAAATCGCTCACAATCCGCTGCTGCGCATACTGCCGCCACACACTCGGATACTCCCGGTAATTCGCCAGCAATTGCCGATCCAGGATATCCCCAAACAAATACGGAAAATCGCTCGTGCTCATCGCCTCCTTCAGCCGGTGTGGCGCCTGGCGCCCATCCACCACATCCGCCACCAACTTAGTCGCCTCTGCCAGGCGGCGCAAATACACCGGGCTCGGCTGTCCGGCGCGTACCGGCCGGCCGTCGCCCTTATACAAACGCTCCAGGCTCGCTTCCTCCGCCTTGAACGTCTCAACCAACTCCAAAAACTCAGCCATCTTCTTTCTCCTTTTTCTTACTTTCTCTTCCCCCTACCCCCCTCTCCGTAGACGAAGAGCGGGGTAAGGGGTGAGGTCAGTTTACTTCCGCGTATACTCAATCCACGCGCCAAAAACATACAACGCATCCGTAGTATGAGCAGCCGGAACCAGGCTGATCGCCCACGGCTTCGGACTCGCCCCAATATCACCATGCGCCACGCTCACCGAATACTCCGCCATCGCAGTCCCGGTAATCGCTGCCGTATTCCCACCCGCATTCGTATCGCCAATCCCCTCAAAAAACTTCACTGCCGCCACCGGCGTATCAGTAGTCCCAGCCATCGCCGCCAGGATATGCACCTCAACCGCCGCAGCATCATCCAGATCTGGCGGGCTAACCACAGACCACGTAATTTCATCCACGTTGCCCGCTGCCCAGTTCAACCGCAGTTGAGTATCAGTGGCAGCATTGATACGCTCCAGAATCGGCGTAGTATTCTTGCTCAACACGCCCGCATCCCCTGCCGTATTGATAATATCGTTCGACCCAATCTCACGTCCAGTTGCCAGCGGCAGCGGGATATACCCAACCGCCATCGTCGCTGTCAGCTTGGCCGCCGTCACCCCGTTAGCCGCCAACTGCGTGGTCCCAATACTCCCTGCAGCCAGCGTCCCCGAACCGCACGCCCCAGGCACGTGATACACCCGGATCGTCGCTGTCGCCCCCCCCGTAATCGTCTCCAGCGCAAACCCAAAGAAATACCCGCTCGCCTTCTTACTCAACTTCGGCGTATCCGCATCCACATACCAAATCGCATCCCCCACCGCCACCGCACTGTTCCCGCTCCCATCCACCGCCTTCACACTCACATCCGCCACAAACGGCCCAAAATTCACCGTAGTATCGCCCGCAGTGCGCTCATCTGTCAGCGCCAGGCCGGTCAAACTCCCATACCGCACTGGCGCCCCGCTCGTCGGTGATGTCGGATCGCTGCACACCACCGAAAGCTCATACCCAGGATCAAAAATTACATTAGTTGCCATCTCCTACCTCCTAACGGCCCTTCGCCGCCTGCTTCGCAGCAGCCTCATCCAAACCCATCCGGCGGAAACTCTCCACCAGGCTCGCCTCCACTTCCTCGGCTTTCGGCTCAGCCGCCTGCTGCATACCGCCAAAACCGCGCACCTGCCCAGAGCCCCACCCTGCCGCCTCTGCCAGGTACACCTGCTCAGCCTTCACCGCCTCCGCAATCTGCGCCCCAAACCCCACCACATCAATGCGACCATCCTTCACCGGCGCCACCTTCACCAACTCGCGCCCCAACCGCAACTTCGTCGCATCCGGCAACTGCACCTTCGCCAGCTCACCACTCACAAAGTCAGTCGCCTCTCGCAATACCAATGCCTCGCTTAACCGGGCCAAAGCCAGCTTCTGCTGCTCCACCTCGCCCTTAAGCGTCGCGTTTGCCTCTTCCAAGGCCTTCAAATCTTCGGGCATACTCTCTACCTCCTTTTCGGTAACTAATAATTCGGGCGCCTTCGCACCCTCTAATACTCCAGCTCCGCCGAGCCCAGCAGCGTCACTGTCTCTCAACGCACCTCCCTGCAGGGAATTGCGCGCCGCCTCAAAAATTTGCAGCACCTGGCCCCCCGCCCCAGGCTGCGTCACAAAATCCACACTCCCCACCTGGCTAATCTCGCTAATCACCTTCCCCGTCCGCCCCTCCGCCTGGCCCACCGTCGCCTTCCCCAACGCCCTTATGCTAACCCCAATATGCGGCCCCAACTCATCCACCGCCGCCCGGAAAGGCTCAAACACCTTCGCCTCCCCATACAACCCCGGCCCCGCCGGCCCCTGGCCATCCCAGCGCGCCTCACCCACCAGCTCCCCAGCCAGGTCGCGCAAATCCCGCTCCGGCCGCTCCCGCTCCTCACTCAACGTCGGATGATTCCAATACATCTTCGTCCCCTTCCCAAACCTCCCCGCACTCCGCTCAAGCACATCCGCCCCATAATACCCGCTGCTCCCCCATCCTGGCGCAATAATCTTCACCGGAATCGTCCCATCCCCCCGCACACTCCTCTCCACCAGCGCCACATACTCCCCGTCCAACGCCTCCCTGGGAGCTTCATCCCCCCTTCCCGCCTCGGTCGTACTCGACTGTACGGGAAGGGGTAGGGGGTTAGGTTCTTCCGCCATCGCCCATGGATTTCGGCTGAACAGCTCCACCGCCCCCTCCATCAACGCCAGGTGAAACGCATCTAACGCCATCCCCACCGCGTGGCTCACCGCAATCCGCTCATCCCGCCTCAACCGCCCCTCCGCAAACGCATAATCCGCCATCTCCGTCAACCGCAAATGCAGCATCGCCTCCAGCCACTCCCCCATATTCGCCGCCTCCCGCAGTCCCCCCTCTCCGTTCACGGAGAGGGGGGTAGGGGGTGAGGTCGCCTCCCGACTGCACCCAGCCTCTCGCTCCGGATCCATCCTCGCCTCCCCCTCCAACTCCCCCCACGTCTTCCCCATCTGCGCAGCCAGGTTCTCCACCTGCTTCCGCATCTCCGCCGGCAATGTCTTATCCCTCAACAAATCCCGCAGCGCCCTCGCCGCCGCCCGCGCCTTCGCCCTGATCGTCGCCGCCTCAAACAACCTCATCTCTCACACTCCTGCATACGCATTCCACACACTCGCAGCCATCCACTCCAAATCTGAGTCGCTGCTGTACTCCGTAATCACCCCGCTCGCCACCCCAAACGCCATATTCCGCGCCGCCCCCAGCGGATCACTCAACACCCGCTGCGCCAACGCCGCCCGCTCCGCGTGACCTGCCGTATCCCCCGCCTCCGCCATCACCGCCAGCGCACACTTCACCAGCGCCTGCTGCACCCGCTTCACAAACTCAATATTCGTCGCCAACGATACCTGCTCTAAAAAACTCGCCATGTCTCCTCACTTTCTGCCAAGCAAACCCATCTCAGCGGGCGTCAGGGCCCGCGTAAAATACACCAAATGCGCCAGCCGCCCGCTCCATTGAAAAGTCGGCGTGGTTGAGCCGGCCCCGGCGATTGTAAAAGTGCTATTCAATCCCCCCACCCATACGCCTGGTGCGCCATTCGTACTGCGGCGCACCCCGTTAACGTAATAGCGCACGCTGCCCCCGGCTGCGCTCCAGGTAAAGCCCAGGTGAAACCAGCCATCTCCAAAAGCATTCGCGCCAGTAAACACATAGCTGCGGTAAATGCCCCCGGCGATCTGATCCAGTTCGACCTGGTTGCTGGTATCCTTTTTATAAATCTGCAAGCGGTTATTGATATCGGCGTACAGGCGCACCCCCATGCGCACGATCCCATCTGTCCAGCCGCTCACATTGCTCAACTTGAGCCACAGCCCCAAACTGCCCTCGTTGCCCATCAGGGCGCTCAAACCGGCCGAGTACAGGTTGGTAAAGCTCGTCGAACCGTTATACAACGCAGCCGTCCTGCCGTCGCCAATCCCGGCCTGGCCCAGGGTCACGTTGCTGTACGTCCCGTTCAAGCCGCTCCCGGCCCGGTCATAGGCCGTGGCGCCGCTGGCCTCGTCTAACGGCCAATAAGCCGCCGGGCGCAACCGCAGCACTCGCGCCCGATAATTCGCTAGTAAAAATACCGGCAGCCTGGTCCACTTCCGAAGCATCATACCCTCAGCGCACTCCAGTACACGCCCTCCCCATTCACCGAGCTGTCCAACCAGATCTGGTTCAGGTTGCTCACGTACTCAAACACAATCACCTCCCCCGCCAGCAGCGCCAGCCCCGTGGTGCTGCTCACCGTCTGACTTCCCGTATTCCCCACGTACACATACCCCGCATTGGTTTGCACAGCCTTCACCATCACCGGACCCTCGATAACCTGGCTGCCCAGCGCCACCGGGCTTCCTGCAGCCGTCACCGTCTTCTGCCCACTCTTCGCCCCGCTCGGCGTATCCGCCCGGTGCGCATCCGTCACCTCCAACGGAGCCTCATTCGTCACCACTGATCCTCCAACAATATGCGTTGCCATTATGCCTCCTTAACCTCATACAACTCATCACACCGGCACCCCGGAAACCGCAGTGGGTGCATATCTCCGCTCTTGTGCGCCTGCTCCGCCGCAATCCACCCCTCCGCCTCATTCTCCCGGCACCCCTCGCTCACCTTATCATCCCCCACCGTACTCCACCGCTTCTCCACTCGCATCCCCGCCTCCGCCAAATCCTCCACCACCATATAACTCCCCGCCTCATACGCATTCCCACTCTCCGTCACCGCAACCAGGTGCGCCCGGCTCGCAATATGCCCCTGCGGCCTCGGCGCATCAAAATTCCACCAACTCCCCGTATCGTAATACCCCCTAAACCGCTCCTGAATCGCCCGCGCCGTCTTCGTATAACTCCACCCATTCTCCAACCCATACACCAACGTCGTCCGCAAATCCCCCAGCGTCGTCTCATTCAACTGCCTCACCAACAACCCCCCATACGCCTCCAAATACCTCACCGCCCGCGGATTCTTCAAATCCCAGGCCGCCTCCAACCCCAACCTCCCCACCAACCCCAAAGCCCCGCTCGCCAGCGCTTGCCCTGCCGCCTCCGTCAGCGGCTCCGCAAACAAATCAAACGTCCTCTTCGCCGCCTCCTCAAAAATACCATCCAAATCCCCCTCATCCACCGCCTCCCGCAGCCACACCCGCACCATCCCCCCCTCCTTCAGAAACCGTGCAGGCTCCGGCCAACTCCTCTGCAGCCCCTCAAAACCCTTCAACACCAACCTCCCCTGCGCCCTCCACCCCACCTCCAACGCCGCCTCAATCTCCCCCTGCACCGCCTTCAACGCCCGCCCCTTAGACTGCCTCCGTTTAGCCTCCACCAACCGCACAATTGCCGCCTCCACAACCCTTAACGCAGCCACCCGCTTACCCGTGTAAAATTCCGAGTTAAGCACGCTTCACCGCCTCGATAAACTCCGACATCGCCGACCGCAGTGAACCCGCCGCCTCCTCCACCTCATCCCCTTCCCCCTCTCCGTTCACGGAGAGGGCGTCAGGGGGTAAGGCGGCTGGTTCCAACTCCTTCCGCTCCACCCTCGCCTGACTCACCAAACCCCCATCCGGAAACAACTGCTCCAACACCTCATCCACATTATTCTCCCCCAACGCCTGCAGCATCAACTTCGCCAACGTCCGATCATCCAACACCCCCAGCGCCGATGCCTGCGTAATCGCCGTAGTCATGGCAGCCACATCATGCTCCAAAATCGGCGGAAAACTCACATACACCGCCGCACTCGCCACATCCCCCGTCTCCGGATCAACCTCCGCCAGTGTCACCCGCGGCGTCCCATCCTCCTCATCCTCCACCACCCCAGCCAGCTTTCCCGCCTTCACCGCCGCCGCCACCACAAAATCACACACCGCCGTCAGCACATCCGCCCACAGCGTCTGCCGATTCAAAAACTTCAACTCAGTCGGCCGGTCCAGGCTCTGCGCCGTCGCCAGGCTCCCTACGCTCGCATCCCCAAAAAACGTCTCCGGCAGCCCCATCGTCGCCGCCACCATCAACAGCAGCCGCCTCGCATCCTCTGCACTCGTCGTCGCCCCGCTCGTCCTCACCGGCTGCAACGTCGCATTCTCACTCCCAATAAACGTCGAAGCCGCCGCCGGCGCCGGATTCGTCTCACTGCTATCCGAACTCAGCGTACTCGCCAGCTTCACCTTCGCCGCCGCAATCCCCGCCTTTCCACCCCTCACCGTCAACTGAAACGCAAACCGGCTGTACGCCCGCACAATCGTCGCCCAATCCTCCAAAAAACTCTTATACGCCCGCGCCCAATCAATCGCCGCATACACCTCCGGCGCCCCAAACCGCATATTCGGCAGCCCACCCACCCGCACATGATACACCGGCTGATCCCACATCACCGCAATCCCCCCAATCTCGTAGGGGCGGCTCCTGGCCCCACCCTTCCCTGGGTTCCACCGCCAATCCGGATAATACACCTCCCGGCTCTCCACCTCCATCACCCCCGTCGTCAGATTCATCCCCTGCTGTCCCCACCTCCGCCGATACAACCACGGCTCCCGCCCATCCTCCGGATTACACACAATCTCCACCACCTCATCCACCGGAATAGACCGCACCCGCACCCGCCCCGTCGACAGGTTCGTAAACAACACAAAAAACAGGTTCCCGCCAATCGCCAGGTCAACCTCCTTCTCCATCAGCGCCTGGTGACTTGTCAACTCAGCCTGGTTCCTGCCATCATTCCAAAACCCCTGCACCACCTCATCCACCGCCGCCGTCTTCCCCCTCACGCTGATCCCCTGCCCAAAAACATAATCCCGTTGCACATTCACCCCCCGCTGAATCAACGGATTCTTCAAATACATCACCCGGCTCATCGCACAAATCTGCCGCAGCCCATCCCGGCTAAACTCCTGCTCAGTCTCCCCAATCAACCGCTGCCAGCTCGCATCCTCCAGCGCCAGCTCCAACGCCGCCATCCGCTCCTGCAGCAACTCCACCGTATTCGCATATTGCTCAGTCAACTCGTCCATAAACTTCCTTTTAGGTTCCCCCTCTCCATTCATGGAGAGGGAGTCAGGGGGTGAGGTTAGTTCAAAACTCCGAAATACTCACCCGCTCATCAAACACCATCAAACCATCCACCGGCAAATACCCCTGCGCAATCATCTGCAACCCCCCCGTCACCGTATCCACCTGGTCATCATGCGCCCCCTTCGGAAACTCACTCGCCTCCCGGATAAAATCCCCCACCCACGCCCCAGCCACCAGGTACACCTTCCCCATACTCGCCCGCGCCTGCAGCGGCATCGCCCGCACCACCTTACTCCCCTCCGGCCGCACCGTCACAATCGTCCGGTTCGCCAGGCGCCGGTCCCTCGCCAACTCCTGAAACGCCAAAAACTGAAACGCCACATCCTCCACCCCCCACACCGTCGCCGCATCCTCCACCTGGCTCAACCCAACATACCGCTCCTTCGCCTCATGCCACGGCCAATTCCCCTTAATCAAATCCCGCACAAACACATTCCCCTGCCCATCCATCGCCACCCCCGCGCTCGCCTGCCGGTCGCTATCCTCGCTCTTCCCCAACGCCAGGTCAATATACCGCACCCACATCAACCCCTCCGGCGCCACCGGAATCACCTTCCACCAATCCGCATGGAAAAACCCACCCCCCAACGGCCTTGGCTGCTGCTGATACAAACTCGCCCAATCATACGGCCCAATATTCGACCGGATACTCTCCAAATCCCCCTCATCATACTTCTCCGGCCACAACGCCTCCCCCGCCTGCCTCCCCAATGGATCAGCCATATCCAACCACAACCCATCCATCAACCCCCGCCTATGCTCCTCCTCGCTGTGCGCATACCCCTCCCCCTCATATGCCAGCGCCGGCAAATTCACCACCACATACCGATCCGCCTTCGGATCATTCCCCATCGCCTTCAACAACCGCCCCGCCCAATCATCGCTGTGCCACCTCGTCAACATCCCCACCACCGCCGCCCCATCCTCCAAACGCGTATACGCCGAACTCGTCCACCACTCCCAAACCGATTCCCGCCTCGCCTCGCTCTCCACCTCCTCCCGATTCTTAAACGGATCATCCACAATAAACAAATCCGCACCCATCCCCGTAATCGCACCCCCCACACCCGCCGCCGTCATCCCACCCCGACTCGGCGCCGCCAAATCCCACGTCTGCGCACTCCGGCTATCATCACTCAACACCACCGGCGCATCCAACGCCGACCGCTCCCCAAACACCGCCCCAAACCGCGGCCCCGTCACAATCTCCCTCACCGCCCGGCTGTGCTTCACCGCCAGGTCAGCCCCATAACTCGCCAAAATCACCCGACTATCCGGCTGCCGCCCCAACACCCACGCCGGAAAATTCCTCGCCGCCAGTTGGCTCTTCCCATGCCGCGGCGGCTTAAAAATCAACAGCCGCCCCACCCCCTCCTGCCCCTTCGTGCGCATATACCGCTCCACCTGCTCCAGCGCCTGCGCCGTCAACCGATGGTGCGCCGCATCCCGGTACCACGGCTGAACATACTCCGAAAACGCCATCAAACCCCGCCTGGCCATCTCCCGCCTCACCCGCTCCAGTTGCGCCGCCTGCGCCTGCTTACTCATCCCCATCTCCATCAAGTTCCCCCTCGTCGTTTACGGAGAGGGGGCCAGGGGGTAAGGTCTTCAACGCCCCCGCCAGCTCCGCCAACTCTGCATCACTCATCTGGCTCAAATCATTCCTACTCCCCGACCGCCTCACATTAATCGTATCCTCCAAATCCCCCGTCATCGTAAACAACGTCCTCCGGTCCGGCGCATGCCGGTAATCCGGATCACTCGCACTCTCCACCAACGCCTGAATCGCATCCGCCCGATGCTTAAACAACGGCGCCGCCTGCATCACACTAACCTGCCGCTCAATCTCCGGATTCCTCTGCCTCCATTGGTGAATCACCCGCGGCGACCGCAGTCCCATCAGGCTCGCCAACTCATCCAACGTCTTCGGCCACCGCCCCTTCTTCGGACAGCTCGCCCACGCAATATACATCGCCGCCCGCTTCGGCCAACCCCCATACACCAACGCCTCATACTCCTCATACCACACCGGCTTCTCTTCACCCCCCTCAAACAACCGCAGCGCCTCCAACTCCCGCAGCCGCGCCTCATCCCCCGAAACCCAACCATCCCCATCATCCACCCGCTCCTCAATATCCAGGCCCAATCCCAACTGATAACTCACCCGCTCAATCATTCGATCTCCAATAACTGCTGCCCCTCAAAACATGCCGCCGCCCACTGCCTCACCCCCACCCGCACCCACACATCCTCGCCCACCTCCCGCCGCTCCAACACCAGCGCCGGCGTATCCTTCTCCGTCAACTGCCCAACCGCCCTCGCCTTCACCGAAGGCCCATCCCGCAAATTCAGCCCCCGCGCCCCTGCCGCCAGCCTCGCCAACCCAAACTGCGCCGGCCCATCCGGCGTCAGCACAATACTCACCGCCTGAAACACCCCCCCGCTCACCAACGGGCTCACCACAACTGGGCTGCTCACCCGTGCCCTCAACACAAACACATCATCACTCATGGCCCCACCA